ATGAAGCCCCTCAACTGGCAATGACGAAGCGGATAAGTGTCTGGTTGACCGATATGGAAGCGGTCATGGCCGATACTACTTCCACGGTTAATCGCCTTAACGATTGGGCAATGTTTCGTGACAACTATGGAATCAAGTTAGGCGACAAAGAAGGTGACGAATATAGCCAGTTCGATACCAGCTTGGCTGATATGGATGCGCTCATCATGACTCAATATCAATTGGTCTGCGCTCAATCCGGTGTGCCGTCAACTAAGATGCTTGGAACTTCTCCGAAAGGCTTTGGCGCGTCTGGCGAGTATGAGGAAGCGAGTTATCATGAAATGCTGGAGTCATTACAGGAAAGCGACTTAACACCATTTCTTGAAAGGCACCATGCATTAGTCATGCAAGCATATGTCGTGCCAGCATTAGGCGCGATGGATATTGAAACAACAGTTCAATGGAATCCGCTCGATACGCCAACAGCTAAAGAATTGGCAGATACAAATCTGGTCAAGGCTCAAACAGGGCTTGCGTTGATACAATCTGGAGCTATCGATAGCTCAGTAGAACAGCGTCGCGTGGCAACTGATAAGACAAGCGGCTATCACGATCTTGGCCTTGAAGATATGGATATTGAGCCTTTAGAGTCTGATAATGATCAAAGCGAAGAATAAGCAGGAAGCATTGCCATTGATTCCATCGGCCAAGATAAGCCAAGAATTCAGTGAATCAATTATCAAGGAAATTGAGCTATTCCACCGCGCCGTGTTGCGCGAGATTAAACAGGCATTCAGTGGCACCGCATATGCAATGGATGCGAACGTTGCGTCAGATAGCAGAATCAGATTAAACAAATTGCGTATGGATTGGAATTCACGTTTTAATGAGTTGGCTAAATCATCGGTAGGAAAGATGATCGAAAAGGTTAAAAAGAATTCGACGGTTACGATTAACATGTCATTGCGGACGATATCGAAAGAATTCGAAATAGACACATCATTCAGTGACCAGAGATTGCAAGACGTGATTATTGCCAGCACCCAGGAAGCGGCCAATCTCATTAAATTGATACCTGAGAAATATCTGGCCGAGGTTCAAGGCGCTGTCATGCGATCTATCACATCTGGCCAAGGAATGAAAGATTTAGTACCATTTTTAACAAAAAAATATCAGGGTGATATAAAATGGGCTAGACATGTTGCTCTTGACCAAACGCGTAAAGCTTATACTTCAATCAATCGAGTAAGGCTTAATAAGGCTGGCGTTGAATCATTTATTTGGCGGCACACAGGCGGGTCGGCGCATCCCAGAAAAGATCATATAGCTCTTTCTGGTAAGGAATTTAGATATGATGATCCTCCGATAATTGATAATCGAAGTGGTGAAAAAGGATTTCCTTCTCAACTTCCGTTCTGTAGATGCCTAGAGATACCAGTGTTTTCGTTTCTAAAATCAGAAAGTAAATAAATGCCACTTAAGCAAGGAAGCAGCAAAGCAGATATATCAGCGAATGTAGCTGAGTTAATGAAGGCTGGACATAGCCAGTCTCAGAGCATTGCTATTGCTTATTCCGAAGCGCGTAAATCGCACGGCATCGATTCATCTGAATCAAAAGAACGTGATAAATCGGATAAGGATGCTGATTTGGTGGCGTTCATTTGCTATACCAATGAAGACAAGATTTTATGGTTGCATCGGACTAAAGACGGTTCATGGGGTTTCCCAGGTGGGCATGTTGAAAAAGGCGAATCATGTATTGAGGGCGCTATTCGTGAGTCACGCGAAGAAATTCAACATACTCCAGAAACCGGCGTTAGCCTGATATGGTCAGAAGGCAAAGTTAGACTATATGCCTGTGACGACGGATCATTTTCGCCTATCTTGAATGATGAACATGATGGTTTTATGTGGGCAACTTTAGAAGAGGCTCCAGACCCTATGTTTCCCAAGATTGAAGAATCTACCGAAGAAATCGAAGCGGAAATTGAATCGAGTTCTGGATCGATGGATCGGCGCGAATACGATACTAATGGCTGGTTCACCGTAGAAGATAACCCACTTTCAAAGATTGGCGTTTATCAATACTCGGGCGCAATGATCGATCCGTTGGGTCTTGACCCTGAGATTGACCCTTCGAGACTTTACAATGTCTTTCGCAGCCCAGAAGAACTTGGCGATGTAGAATGTATCGAAAGTTTCAAACTATTGCCATGGATTGACAATCATGTTATGTTAGGCTCTGAAGAAGCAGGATTGATGCCAGCAGAGCAAAAAGGCATTCAGGGCGTAATAGGCGAACAAGTTTATTTTGACGGAGAAACACTTTTTGGCAACATAAAGGTATTTTCCGAAGCAATGGCCGGATTGATCAAATCTGGCAAAAAAGAATTATCAAGCGGCTATCGCTGCAAGTATAAAAAGCTGGCAGGTATTTGGAAGAATCAAGTTTATGATTTTATTCAATGCGCTGTGCGTGGTAATCATTTGGCATTAGTTAATTCTGGTCGAATGGGTGCAGAGGTAGCAGTATTAGATCAATCCGAACTTAATAAGGAAACTATCATGGCTGAAGAAGCGAAGAAAGAAGATGTAAAAAAAGAGCCTGTCAAAGCCGAAGGCGAAGATGGGGAATCCGGCGAAATGAGTATGGAGCAAGCTCATGAGCATCTGAAAACGATCATGCCTATCATTGCCAAAATGCAAAAATTGCTTGGTGGTGGTGGCGAAACTAAGGGCAATGAAGCCGTTGGTGAAGATGAGGAAGAAGACAAGAAAAAAGGCGATGAAGAAAAAGGTTCTGGCATGGATGCGGCTGAGTTTGCCAAAGTCGTGACAGCCACCATCGCAGAGAAAGAATCTCTGTACAAATCATTGTCTGCCCACATTGGCACATTCGATCATTCCGAAATGGATTTGGACAAAATGGCTAAATATGGCTGCAAGAAATTGGAAATTGAAGCGCCGAAAGAAAATCGCGCTCTATTCCTGAAAGCTTACCTATCTGGTAAAGGCGCTCCGAAGGTCGTATATGGTATGGATTCCAGTGCGGCTAAAAAGGGCAATTTCGTTGACCGTCATATTCAAGGAGCTTAATCATGACTGCTGCTGTATTTCAATCAACTGTCAATGTTACGCTCAGTTTTGGCGTAGTTGGCGAACTTATCGTGGATGGCCCGCAACGGGCTGAATCACTTACTCTTGATACCAATGGCGGTACGATCGGTTACGGATTTACCAAAAGTAACAGTACGAACGTAGCGACTATGGGCGGCACGATTGCCAATGGCGTAGTATTCGCTGGTATCTTGGCTAATCCTAAAACTTACGCATCGTTTGGTGCGGTTAGTGGTAATCCTCTCGATCCTAACCTGTTTTTACCTGCTAACTCACAAGGTGAATTCTTGACAATGGGGACAATCGTTGTAGCATCGGGCAGTGCCGGAAATATCGGTGACTTGGTGCAGTTCAATAACACCACAGGCGCGATCTCAACATTGCCACCTACATCAACATTCACAGCATCACAAGCGACTACCGTGCTGACCGTAACTGGTACGCCTACAGGCAATTTGGGCGTTGGCGCTGATGTTTATAGTACAGCTGGCGTGTTTATTGGCAAGATTGAAAGTCTTGGTACTGGTACTGGTGGTGCTGGAACTTACAACTTAACTACCTCGGCAACTGTGAGTTCTGAAGCAATGACCGCTAACACTCAGCCAGCGTCCGGCAATCAATTTGTGCCAAATGCTGTTATCTATCGTTTCCCAACCTCCGCGTCTGGCTTAATCGCTATCCGCATGACTGAATAAGGATAAATCATGATTAAATCAATTGAGCACAGTCATTTATCGGCGCTTCAAGTGCGTCCGGTTGTGATGACGATGGATGACGTAGAGGATTATGTCGCACTATCCAAAATCGGTATTAACTTCACTCCGCAGCAAGTCAAGATTATGGCTAGCTTCGCGATGGATGCTGCCAATCAAGCTGGCGTTACTGCCGGCTCGATGACAACTCCGGTTCAGTTTTTACAGAACTGGCTTCCTGGCTTTGTCCGCGTACTGACCGCTAAACGAAAGATCGATGAATTAGTCGGGATTACCACATCAGGCTCGTGGGAAGACGAAGAAGTCATACAGGGTCTGTTGGAAAATCTGGGTACAGCCGTTCCTTATGGTGACTATACCAATGTCCCATTGAGTTCGTGGAATGCTAACTTTGTTCGTCGCAATGTTGTTCGCTTCGAACAAGGTTTAAAAGTTGGCGCTTTGGAAGAAGCTCGCGCAGCACGTATTCGTATTAGCACTGCTGCTGAAAAACGGGCATCGGCTGCTTTGACTCTGGAAATTCAGCGTAACTTGATCGGATTCAACGGCTTTAATGCAGGTAATAACCTGACTTATGGATTCCTGAACGATCCGTCATTGCCAGCTTATGTCACTGTGGCGACTGGTGCATCATCTTCTACTTTATGGTCGAAGAAAACAGCATTGGAAATTATCACTGATATTCAAACTGCGGCTGCTCAATTGCAAATCCAATCTCAGGACAACATCAATCCTGAAGATACGCCGACCACATTGGCTGTTGCGACTGCCATTTACCAATGGTTAAGCTCAGTATCAACTCTGGTTGCAAACTCGGTTCGCACATGGATGACTCAAACTTATCCTAAAATGCGTGTCGTATCTGCCCCCCAGTTGAGTGCGGCCAATGGTGGCGCTAACGTGTTTTATCTGTACGCCGATGCTGTAGAAGATGGCGCAACAGACGATTCACGCACCTGGATTCAAGTTGTGCCTGCCAAGTTCCAAGCTCTCGGTGTTGAAAAACAATCGAAATGGTATGTTGAAGATTACACCAATGCGACTGCTGGAGTGATGTTAAAACGGCCATACGCAGTTGTAAGATACACGGGATGTTGAAATTAACACCAATTAACGAGTAATCAGCGTAGAGTGCGTTAATATACCCCCTGTTAATAACGGGGGGTACTTACATGAAAAGCGGTTAGAATTTAATTCTCAATTAAAATCGGAGCAATAAAATGGCAAAGAATTCCTACGTATTTTCAACATTGGCAAACGATCAGCAATATGTCAATTGGGTGAAAAATGATAACGGCAACAATGAAAAACAGCATCCTGTTTTGATTAAGGGTGGAACTGGCGTTGCTAATGATCGGTTTGTTACGCCATTGGGCGTGGCGACTGAAGTAGATGAAAATCAATTGGCAGAATTAAAGAAAAATCCATGCTTCATCGAACATGAAAAGCTAGGGTTCATCGTTGTTCAATCGAAAAAAGCCGATCCTGAAAAGGTTGCTGCTGATATGGATTTGAAAGATAAATCGGCGCCAATTACTCCTTCCGATTACAAGGAAGAAGGCGAAGAAGCATTGACTGTGACCACTAATTAATCATGACTACGCCTGTCTATAACGACACTAATTTCCGCGCTCAGTTTCCGGTATTCGCCAATATGACGACTTATCCTGAAGCGATGCTGTCTGGTTATTGGGCTATGGGCAGTGCGTACATCAGCACGAACAATGTAAATTGTGTGTGGACTTCGGCGCAAGCTCAATTAGCAAATGATTTAATGGCTGCTCACTTAGCGCAATCGTTCACACTGATTAATAATGGAGTTCCTGTCGTATTGGTTCAAGGCTCTACAGAAGGCTCTGTGACTGTTTCCGTTACGCCGCCGCCCGTTAAGTCGTCATTCGGATATTGGCTTGCCACAACGCCATATGGTATGCAACTACGCGCATTGTTGAAAGCCGTTGCAGGTGTTGGTTTATATGTTGGTGGATTGCCTGAGCGTTCGGCATTTAGAAAAGTAGCAGGTATATTCTAATGGCGACTAAATTTAATTTAGATAAAATCAAGGCTAAATTAGAAAAAGCGCCCAAAGAATTTGATGGCATCGTGGCGCAGATCGGCATTCCTAAAAGCGCTGTTTATGAAAATGGCGAATCGGTAGCGTACATTGCATCAATTCAGGAATTCGGTGCGCCATCAGTCAAGATTCCACCTAGACCATTTTTCAGGCCGACAGCAGAAGAAAAACAAGGAAAATGGATTGATATTATTAAACATCTTGCGCCCAATGTCGTAAAAGGTGAGATGAGTGGATTTGATGTTTTAGATACTGTTGGCCGTGTAGCTGCGTTAGATATTCAAGATACCGTAGCAGGTATTTATACTCCGGCATTATCGCCAATTACTGTACTGCTTCGTAAGTGGCGCAAGGCTGGTGAGAAAATTACTGGCAGAACTGTTGGGGAAGCTGCATTTGCCATAGCTAATGGTGTTAATCCAGGCAATGACAATAAACCTCTTAACGATTCCGGCTATATGATTGCATCTATTCGAAGCGCAGTAGCTAAAAAAGATTCGGAGATGGACTGATGGGATTTTTTGACGTTCGATCAATTGCCAACC